TGCGTAGCATTTGCTGGACATTGCGGAATAGAAGAGGACTGGTACCGACATAATCAGTGTAGTATCGTCGTCGGTATGGTTTGTATGTATCGAAATTGATGTATTCAGCGGCCACTAAGTATGGTCGCCATGCGTTGCGTGTCATGTTGTCAATGCGGTCTTGCATTTTGAGGATAACATGCTCTACTTTTGCCTTAGTCATACCACGAACACGCCCGTTGGTAAACGATGCTTGATTCTGTACATACCCATTGTCTGCTACTTGATAGTCCGATGCTGTTAATGTTGTTCCACTAAAAGTAATCTTAACATGTCCAGCCTTGCTACTCGTACCTTTACCAATAGCGGTGATGGTCAAGTCTTCCTCACCCAACGGGTCAGCGTCACTGTACACACGAATTTTGTCGCCTACGCTAAAGCCTACTTGACGATACTCATTTCCTGTAAGATATACTGCGTCTGTGTCAGCGTCAGCACTCATGAGGATAGCCTCTTGAGGGCCAATATCCAGTAAGTCAGCAACTTGTTGGGCGGTACAGTAAACAACAGCAGATGGGTCAAGAGGCCGGGTTTCCGGCTCACCGGGACTGAACACTACTGGCATACATTTCCCTCCCTCACTGGTCTTCCATCATTGTGTTGTCTTCGCATTCTTCGCAAAGAGTGTTGTGCTGTGGCCCCATTTGATTAGAACCGTAATACATCATTGGTTCAGTCGGCTTTCCACATTTAGCACACGGAACTTCCGGTGGATTAAAGAAATCATTTTTCAACACGCTCCAAGCATCACGCATAGGAACTTGGCGGGAGGTCATGATGCGGCGCATGTGTTCAGCCTCGGCATCGGGGTTGAACTCTTCTTCGGGCGGTTTTAAGTTTCGCATATACTCCGCTTCGCCTTTTTCCCAATTAAACTCTTCTTCGGGCGGCATACCATCACGGAGTTTACCCTGCTCGTCAAACAAGTCGGGTGTTTGAGGCATCTCACCCTCAACATCGGGTTCACTCAGCGACTCTTCCAATTCTTGTCCATCAAAGGGCATACGCTCGCCCAAGAACTTGAGGCCATGCTCGTTGGGGTTGGCTACAGCCTCACGCATGAGAGCGTCACGGGCTTGAGTGAATTGCTCACCGTTTGCATCTCCACCTGCACCACGAAGTGCAGAACTGGCCGCTTTGTTAGCCCACTGTTGAAGGCGCATTTCTTCGCCATCTTCTGTCAGCACCTTTTGTCGGTGCGGCCTCATTGCTTTAATTAAAACTTTCATAGTATCACAATCTCTTCTTTTCGTCACGGTGTCCTAAGTTGTATTCCATTGGTTTATCGCAAGTAGCACATGTGGCTCTCCATAAAAAATGAAGAAAACCGCAATGAGTACAGCGAGTGCCCGAACCGATGTTAAGGATGTCACCTATTTCTTGATTGCGGTTACGCTGTTGAGATGTAACACCTTCAAGCGGTTTTTCGGGCTTTGAAACCACATCACCGCCGTACTGATAATCAGCCTTGCGGCCTTGCTTACCAGCACGAGTAATATCGCTTAAGTCAATGTTCCTAACATCAAATCCCATACCAACTCACCTCATGCGAGTTGATAGGTTACCATAACGAAGTAATTCCCAAGAACAGGAACTAATTCGCTGTCTATTACAGAACTCGTACTACTTGAATCAGCAATTGCTTGGATAGCCGTTTGAATGGTACCTTGCAAAGTTGATGTGTCACTAAACTCCTTTGGGGAGAAAGGACCGAGCATTTTTACGCCAATCTTGGTTAGTGCCGCCATGAGTCGTCACCTCAAGAGCGACGACCGATTGCAATAAATGTTCCAGCCTGTCCGGGGAATGCGACCAATCCTTGAGCAATCTTAACGGTTGTTCCGTCAATTCGTACATCGGGTGCAAAGTTTACTAATTGTTCCGGTTGCGGTGAAGCACCTGTGTCAGTGATTGTTGTCGTAGCCAAATCACCGCTTGAGTTTGCTCCTGCGAAGTCAATCTCCGAAAGGAAAGAACTCAAATCTATGGTAAGAGTTCCTGTGTCACCAGCAGTATAACTACCAGTAATAATCATTCTGTCACCGAAAACGGTTGGTCGTGCGTCTATTGTGCTTGTACTTGCCGCCATAATTTTTCACCTTATTCATTTGTTGTGTTTAGATGCCCTTTTACAAGAGCGAGAGCGGCGGTTTTCGTTAGATACCCGCTACCCTTGCTTACTCCGTTGTCGGTCAACCACTTAAGGATGTCCTTTCGTGACCAACCGTTGTCGGGGATTCCGTCATTGCCACCGTCAACGGTGACTTCTTCATCGCCTTCAATTTTGAAGTGCCTTTCCGGTAGCGAATGTCGCCACTCGTTTAGCCACTTTTGTGAAACTTCCACCACTTCACCACGAATCCAAGAGGTAGCCGAATCTCTTCGTCGCCTCTCAAAGTAAGGGCCGGTGTAAGTCACTGTGGGCATCTAATCACCATCAGTTGAGCATCATTACGGTCACTGTACCTGCACCAGCCGCTTCACCGTGAAGGACGATTGCAGGAAGAGCCGCACCAGTCTTAGCGGCAGGAGCCGCACCTGTGTTAGTGAAGGAAGCAGATAGAGTCTTGTCGGCTACTGCGAAAGTAGTACCGAGCACACCGATGAGTTTTGAACCCCCTGCGGTGATAACCAATACTTGTTCTGCCGCATCTGCCAAGGTGAACCCGATGGTCACCAAGCGCATAGAACCAACTGCGTTGCCGTCAGTGTTCTGTGCGGTGAATCCAGTAAGTGTACCGGGGTATGAACCACCAGCATTACCATTCAACCAACCAGTTTCGTCAACTGGTGTTCCGGTTCGCATGTCGAGGTCCAAAAGAACCGATACGGTTCCGCTGGTGAAATCGCCGTCATCGAACGAAATTGTCAAGCCTTTTTGCGTCTTAGTTTCTGTTGCCATATTATGTCACATCCATGTTTTTTTGCTTTCAACCCTCACTTTAGGTCACGGATAGAGCCGTGTCCTCCAAAGAAAGTCGTCCATAGTTCTCCCATGGTTCGGTACATACCTTCTTGTCCAAGTCGGTTGATAGCGAACGGGTCACCAGTTTCGATACCACTTTCGTAGTATTGGGTTGGAATTGCGGTAGAGAAGTACAAGTAATCCGTATCGAGGAAGTACATTCTGCTCAAGGTGTCTGTTTGAACATCCTTAGATGGGATGATTGGAACACCATTGTAAGTTGCGACGAGGAAACCGGCTTCGATACCCGGAACACCCTTCACACCGTTGTAGGTAGGAGTGACTCGCTTCTCTTCCATGAATCGCTGTTGCGACTGTAGAAGTTGTTGCAAGCGCATCAAAGTGTCATAGCCCGTAAGGATAACCTTCGGGTTGCCACCACGAGTCCAGCACTTTTGGAACAAGTCGTCCAAGTGGTCGAGCGAAAGAGTTCGGTCAACACCGGATGCCTCGTTGTGTTCTGCAAGTGACCAAGAGTTTGCACTTCGGTCAATGCTGTACATGTCTTCTGCGGAGCCACCGGAAGCACCAGTGGTCACTCGGTCGAGTGACTCGAAATCGTTGCCAGCGACAGTTGCTTTGTCAGTAGTGAGCATCTTGTTGATGTGCTCGGCGTGGTGCTTACCCATTTCTTCCTTAAGGATTGCACGAATGTCGCCAAGTCCGTCGTCCTTGTCGGAAAGGAACATAGCGGTTTCGCTCATGTCGAAGGTGTGAACCACAGTCTTCGGCTTTGCGGCAATGTGCTGGAAGGTAGGTTTGGTGGTGTCCGGTAGGGTTGCGTTTTCTGCAACACCGCCGCCAACCGTGAAGGAAGGACGGGCGGTGATAACTCGCCAACCACTGCGTTCCCAAGGTCGCTTTGGAAGGATGGAGAAGGCGTTGAACTCTTGGTTCAACTGTGACCAAACTTTGCGACCGTAAATTGCTTGGTAAGTACCAGCGGTAGTCGAAAGCATAGGTGCGTCAGCCTTGAGCAACTCGCTACCGGAGTAGGAGTAGCCCATGGCGGTACCTGCGCCGTAGTAGTATCGTTCCATGTCTGTAATGTTTCGGATATAATCTCGTGCCATAATTGTTCACCTCATTTATTTTGTTTTTCAAGCCCCTCGCAAGGTTCGCTGTGCAAGCGTGTGAACCTCATCCCAACCCATGTTGGCGAGGTCTTGCGTGGAAGGGACATTAACCGAAGTTTCCGACTTGGCGATAGTGGTTGAAGCACCACTGCCGATGTTGTCGATGCGCTCGGAAAGTTGCTCGATGGACTTCACGATTTCCGAAAGTGGTTCTC